AGTGTGAGTGCGTCACTGCTGCCACAATCAGGGCAGGGTTGATGTATTTTAAGTGGTGTTAATTCAGCCATGTGTGTGGTATCTCTCGGTGACACCAGGGAAACCCATTAGTGTCACACCATTTTGCATATGTTGTTTTTGATTTTTTACTAAGTGTGTTAAAAGCGTTTTGAAATACAAACCTAATGTCAACATCAGGATGACATTGTTTAACCAACTTGTGTTTTGTTCTATCGCTTGGGGTAAAGTATCCTTTAACTTCAAGTATAACTCCATTGGGTAAAATAAAATCAGGTTTGTAATGACAACTTCTAAAGTATTCCAATCGTAGGCTCTCGTAGGAGAAAGCAACATTTACACTTTTCAATGCTTCTGCTACTTTCCCCTCGAAAGCTGAACGATAAGGGGAATTAGAAGGGTGCTGCTTCCGATGACGATGCATTGGTCTCCGTAAATGTTTCGTTGAAGGACTCTCCTTTGAATCCACCTTCACTCTTACCGAAGCCATAGTTCTCAGAAGAACCTCCTCCGTACTCAACCAATTCAATTACTTGAACTGCTTTCAAACGAAGTGAGTATCCAAACCCTTGACTTGCGATGTACCAAAAGTTTGGTTCAACCGCTAGTTTAAGTTCAGAACCACTACCTACTTTAGGGGTAGCGATTTTGTTTCCTTGACTATCGAAGCAAGCAACAGTGAACTCGATGAGTCCTTTTGTTTTTGTTTGCTTTTGTGCCACTTGCTTTGCGTAGATTTCGTAGTCACCATCAGGAGTAATTCTCACTGGTTTGTTAGGTGACTCTTTAATCTTCTTGCCTTGTGCTTTACACTCAGCATCGTAAGCGGACTTATATAATCCATCTATACCTAATTCAAAAGCTTGGAAGTCTGCTTCACTTACATGAAGCTTACATGAATATAATCCATCTTCGTTGAACTTTGTGTCAGGTGTATCTAGACGAGGGTAAACTGCTTTACCCTGAGGTGTTGTTATTGTATTTGCCATAATATTATTTGCGTTCCTTTCTATGTTGTTAGAGTTAATTGCATTAGCTAAAAAAGTATTCACTGTCCTTTATTTGTGTGAGGTCTGCGTTGCCATAGGCAGGAGGACTAGGAAAATCTATATCTGTATTGTCTTGTTGTAATTGATGTTTCCAATCTTGAAGGAGGTCAACACTAAACATCTCATAAAAGACATTTCGTATAACCTTACTCATCTTGTCGCAGTTCGTTGAGTGCGTTCCGTATGAGTCATGAACCATACTGAAATCAAATATACCTTCTTCTTGGTTACACTTAATGACTGTCTTGTGGAGTGCTGCTGCATCTAATGCGTGAACAAAGTTAGGGCTTACACCATTGGATTGTTTACGAGATGAGATAGCATCCTTTGCATCATAGAAAGTTACATGAGTAGCAGTACCACCAATCCAAGTGCTAATCTTTTTCTCGTGCATCTTGTGATACTCTTGGTGTACTGGGAAACCACTTGGGCTTAACCATTTCATTGGTCGTTGCTTCTCTGATATTAAACGAGAGCAATCTTGAAACCACTGCATACATTTCTTAGGTCTATCCAGGACTGACTCAATACCATCCCATACGAGTGATGAAAGATAATGGATAGCTCTGTATCTTATGTTCTCATCGAAGCGAGGCTTCTTTGTATTCTTATGTATGGTCTCATCATACCAATCATTTATGTAGGCACGATTAGAGTAAGGAGTAAGACCATAACTGTAACACATCACAGGTCTCTTAGTTGTCTTGCGGTCTAACCCAAAGTCTAACCATTGCTTACTGAACTCTACTCCTCGCTCGGAATCTATCTTGAGTTGTTCAAGAACTTTATCCGATACAACTTTGTAGATGTCGGCAGGTGTTTCAGTAGGTAGAACATTAGTTGCTGCCATACCATACTCATCACGAGTGAGCATTGAAAGTATTTGCAATCCATTGTTGGTGGCATCCATATTGACAGGTAGATAACTGTCTATCTTCTTGTTAACTCTGTAGTTACGCCACTCAAAGCACCACGCTAAGAACTGCCAAGGACTATCAGCTTCAGTCCAAAGTAAATGTTCGGTTGGGTTTTGAGCTATGTCGATTGCTATCTTTGAAAAGTCATAAGCCCACTTAACTCGTTCATCGAGTGATACCTTATCATTACCAAAGGTGTTCGCCCCATGGATAGCTAACCATCGAGCATCCTTTTCATTCTTAATCTTACAAGGTCTATAGAACTGAAGGAGTCCTCGTGACATATCAGTTCCTTGAATACCAAGAAAGGCAGGAACATTATAAACCCTACCTCTAAAGTCACAGTTACTAGGATAGAAGAACCGATGTCCTTTAAGTTTCTCTGCTACATACAAAGTCTTAGATGTGAGTAGTCGTTTACTTCGTGTTGAAAGGTTACGACTATAGATACCAGCAGCTATCCTTCTCCATATAGTATTACTTTCAGGGTTGGTCTTGAAGTCATTAGGTATGTCAGGAAGTAACTCGTCTTCTCTGTTAGGTAGCTCTCCGACTTGAACATTATTTTTCCAAGCCCAATCCATAACCTTATAAACATTTTCGTTTACCGCCCAAGGTGTATTCTGAATTAGGTTACAAGCTTCCATAGGTTCTTCAAGCTTACCCTGGATAGACCGAATGTAATCCATGTTGGTGGATTTAATAAATGGTAGTTTAGGAAGGTAGGTTTCGGAGGAGCTATACCCACCTTCCCAAACACTCTGCCAAGGGCTGGGGAGGTCAACGCTTGGCAGCCAAAATGGTTCGAGGAGTTCTCGGTCGGTGTTATAATCCTCAATCCATTGTAATGTTTCTTTTGTTGCGGTTACATATCTAGTGGGCGACTTCTTCTTTCTCTTTCCGTCTTGCACATAGATATATTCTATCAAACCTGTGCTTACTCGCAGCACTTCTACTAAATTCAATCCACAAGACAAGCGGTCTCGTTGTCTCCAACCTTCCCACTCAGGCATCAAGCCTTTGTCTGTCTCGTGTAACATTGAGCGTCTTATGTGTCTTCTTGTGTTACCAAGTCCACCACGCTTTCTCTTCGCACCCAGGATAATCCCTTCGCCCTTTGTATTATTCTTTACTAAGAACGAACATCTAATCTCATCTTCAATTCTTGCACCCACAAAACTAGCAACACTGCTCATGGGTTTTCTTAAAGTAATGCTATCAATAACCGCTTTGATTGTTATGAAAGCAATCACTGGTGCTTTACTCTTTACTATGTCAATTTGCCACCTAGCTTTAGTCTTTGGTTTCTTCCAAGTAATGTAAGAATCTTGTATAGCTTTTGTTAAAAGCGGCAACGCTCCACGCATTAATCGCTGACCATATTTAGTCTCGCCTTCGACCTCTCTCGACTTAGCACTTTCGATTTTATTTCGATAGCGACCCTTGCCGATTTCGACCATATCTGCGTTGAGTTTATCTTGATTTAACATAGGTGTGATTGTCCCTATACGGACACCGAAATCAATTTACTTTCATAAATGAAATAAATATTTGGTCTAGTGTATAGGGTAAGTTTTATATAGTTTCAGATGTGTAATTAATTTATGTGGATTTTAAGTCCAGTGCGTCTACCATTCCGCCACGCTCGCATTTTCCATATTCTTCAAGGATATCAATGACTTAGACCGAAAAATCTCAGTTAAATAAATTGATATTAGAGACAAAAATAATACAAATTTGTCCCTGATTTGTCCGTGGTTTGTCCCTAACTTTTTATTCTTTATGTTAGCTAACATCACTGTCGTTACCTTTATCAATTAATACTCGTTCACTGAGTCGTTTAATCTTAGTCTTTAAACCCTCGATGTCGTTATTAAGGGTCTCGTTTTGTTTTGTCAAGGCATCACAAGCCTTAGTCATAGCATTAAGTCCTCGAACCAGGATTTTCTCTGTTTCAGGAAGATATGTTGTCTTACTTTCTTTTGCCATTTTTGTGTTTAGATTTGGTTTTAGAAACCTGTTTTGTTATTATTTTAATTGTTCTCATAGAGCGGTTTGTTTGATTTAAAAAGTTATTATAAGACTGTCAAGTTTTCTTCTTATACTAAGCTCTCGGTAAGATATTGCTCCTTGTAAAGGTCGAGATGCTCCCATTTATCTACTTTAGACTGTATGTATTTAGGCACTTTGTAGTAAGCGGATTGCACTTTTCCATCTTTATCTATGTGACCATAGTCGTGCCACACAGAACCATCCTCATCCCATGTTAGTTTAACTACCTCAATTTCAAAGGTCAAAATTGGCGTTGAAGTATCCCAATAAGAATTGTTTTTATCCATATCTTCTAGGTCGAACTCAATGTTATCTTCGTTTGGTATCCAATCCTCTAACCAATCATCGCAATCATGTGGGTTAGTGCGTGCACGCAGCCAGAACTCGTATTGTGTAGGGTTACTCATATTATTTAGTGTATTTTTTGTGTGTTTTGATTTGTTTGAACTGAATTGTTCAACATCTATTATAACATGGATGTCAACCCCCTTGAATTTAGGGCATCTCGTGCGTCAAGCAAATTCGTTGGAACTAACTTCGCATAAATCAATGTTGTTTGAATTGTCTTGTGACCCATCCACTTCTGAACAACCGCTAAGTTGATACCTCGCTGCACCATTCGTGATGCACAAGTGTGACGAGTAAGATAGAACACAAATTCTTTATCAGCTTCGTGAGTGTGACCTGTTGCACCTCGAACCCAATCCCAATTCTTTCTTATCTCAGGCTTGGTAAACTTTGCAAACGGATAAACAGAACCATCGTCAAGCTTCTGATAAGCTCTTACTGCTCGGTCAGTTAAGGGTAGGGTGCGTGGTAAGGTAGTCCCAGCAGTATCTTTAACCATCTTAACATCAACAACCCACCCAAGCTGGTCATCCTTTCGTATATCCCTTGAGTGTATCCCTCGTGCTTCGCTAGGTCTTACACCTGTGTCTAATAAGAATATAAAAAAGTCTCTAAAGGACTTACGACCATGCTCGGTAAGTAAATCTATAACCATTTGCTCTTCTTCATGATTAAAGAACCTCAAGCGAGCATTGTTGCCAACCCTGGGTCTCTCAATTCTAGGTTTAACCTTGATGTAACCTCGGTCATTAGCAAATCGTATGCACTTACTGAGTGTCGATAGCTTACTATTGATTGTTGAGGGTTTGTTGCCCTTGTTTTGTAGGTGCATGATAAAATCATCAACCTTTTCAGTAGTGATAGAGTCTAAAGGTGTCATAGGCATAAAGAACTTCTCAATAATCTTCATGTTTACCAAGCTGACTTCTTCATTAGGTTTATTCTGCCAATACTTCACAAAGGTCTTATCCATCATTTGCCCCAGGGTGTATGCTTTGGCTTTATCAACGACTTCTAAGGGTTTACCATATTGGTGTTGCCTACGAGTCTCCGCCTCAAACGCTTGAGCGTCTATCTCGGTGTTGAATTGTCTTTTAATTCTTTTTCCGTCCAACATAAAGTCGGCTAGGAACTTATTGTGATTTGCTCTAACTGCCATTTGTGTTTCCCATTATTTGTATTACGTGTAATTTAAGTGCGTTCCCCTTGTCGGTAAGTGATACGCTTTTCTTTCGTGTGTCCTCGGTGTCCATAGATAGTGTAATCATATCTCGGTCACTGAGTAGTTTTAGGCTACGAGTGACTGAAACTGCCGATAGGTCTAGGTCTCTTATGATTGATTGACAATACACAATGTCATGCTCGGAGGCGTAAAGATATGCAAGCACCTTTACGTCTCTGAGCGAGTGTTGCCCTATGTATTCTTCAGCCTTCTCTAGCAAACCAATGAGTTTTGAAACAGACATTTTTTATTCTCCCATCGCTATCCTTAAAGATAGCTAGTGTAAATAAATACGGTATTGTTATAATTCGTGATACTTTAATTTTAGTCTTAGCCATCCAACTAGCTATCCCCCTTTAATCTTTTTAGCTACGTCACTAACTTGTTAAGTTTCTCCCAAGACCTATTTCATTACTGAAACAGTTTCATAATTGAAAATAAATGTCAATAGGTGATATGTTATAACATTACTTAAATTTAGCGTGGTGAGGTAAGTCAAAAACATGCAAAAGATGTTGGTTTACAGAGAAAGGGCGGTCATACCCTCGCTTTTTCCAAAAGGCTCTCCA